TTCGATAACTGCAACTGGCGGTTGGAGCGATAGCAAAGGCTCGAACCATATTATACTCGCGAGCGATTGTGGCTGCTTGGTTAATTCCTGAAGCAATTTGAGAGACAAGTTCATAAGATGCAGATCGAATAGTTTCATTGTTGTTATATTGATCTAACGCTCTTCCAAATTGTTCGTAAGTTACTCCGTACCGCCGTAGGAGATTTGCGAGGCCAAGCATTCCGAGTCCCACTTGTCTATCAATTTCAGGCGAGAGGTATTCTCCAGTATCTCCGACAGCTGTCCTACTATGTAGGCTGCACAACTCGGACATACCTTCAACAAATGCTCGTGGGATGTCGTCGAACTCACAGGCTCCAAGACTGATATGTTGTAATAGACAGGTACCTCGTGATGGCAGGTATACTTCGAGACAGACGTTACCTCTGATGCGATTTCCTTCATTGTCATACTTTACTTTGTTGAGCCAGATGTCACCTGATTTGATTCCATATAGTAGGTCTTCCTTGAACGTACAATCCTGCCACCACTCTTCAGTGATGTTGATGCATCGCTTGACCCAAGGAAGTTCGGATCTATTAGCATTGATAAACTCCCTAGCATCAGGATGGGATAAGTCAAGGTGCAGAACAATCGCACCGTTTTTGTAGATCCCTCCACGCCTAAGTATTTCATTTAAAGAAGAATAAATTTTACCAAAACTTACAGGACCAGATGCAACAACACCTGACTCCCGTGTCTTTCCTTTTGGGTCAAGTTTAGAGAGATGGATAGCACAACCTGCGCCATACCTGAGAGCATGTGAGGCAAACCTCCAGCTAGCCTCAATACCGTTGGCACCTTCCATTTCATTTTCAACTACAAATACTGTGCAGCTGACGGGTAGGCGATGTGAAGGATCATCGATCCATGATTGAACCCGACCTGTGCGGGAGATATAGTTAGTCATTGAGTAGATCAGTTAAATTTGGAGGTTTGTAATTTGGTCCTTTTAAGACCTTACCGTCAGGGCGGTAAATAGGTTGTCCATTCTCATCTAGTTTGGACATGTTTGATTTATGGACACGATCCATAGCTTCATCTAGATCCCAACCTTCATTAGCAGCAAACTGATAACAAACGTAGACAAGATCACAAAGCTCTTTTAATTGTTCGTGTTTATCTTTTAAATGAAAGGCTTCGTGAAACTCTGACCACTCTTCATCGATCAAAGATTTCTGGATCAGAGTCCCATTCGGTGAATTGACCACCGAGTAAGCGTCCCGAAATTCTTTTGCCTGACTCAATAGTGTCGTCCCAGTCTGATTGTGTTTTGTCGAGTTCATGTTGTAGATAGTGGATTGCTTTGGCTAAGTCTTTTCTTTTGTCTCCTTTGTATTCACAACGACAAATGTATTTAACAGCATTAGCTTGGAAGAAACTAAGGTTCTGATTAACGATGAAGTCTCCTACTTCCCAGTTGTTTCCGTAGTGTTCAGGTGATTGGGCCATTGTTTGACTAGGTTAGATACGGTGTTAGCAAGTGCAAAGTTCTGACGTTGTAACGCCATGAATAAAGTAATGATATCTTTTTTATCAGCTTGGGGTAGTAAGTCTTCAAGCCTTCTTATCTTGAAGTCCTGTTCCACTGTCAACTCTATAATCGGAGGAGGGGGTAAAAAGGATGGGCTGTTTTGCTCTCCAGTCATAATCATTTGTAGTAAGGATCTTTGCAAGTCGTGCGTTTTGTAGTGCAATGTCTTCACCAAGATCCTTCTCGGCAAATGCATCAACAACTGCTTTCCAAGTGTAGCCTTTGTCTTCAAATAAAGCAACAGCTCGTTTGATTCCAATTCCGGGCACGCCGCTGTAGCCGTCAGTTTGGTCTCCTGCAAGCGCCTGTATAAGGTGCCAGCGTTGTCCCTCTGCCTCTTCCACATTCACGATTTCATCCATGTTGTAGAGCTTTCCAGGTATCTGTCGCATGTCTTTGTCTGGACTTACGATAACATTACCAGGATATTTAGTAGCGTAGATACCCATACTATCATCTGCTTCAAGAGTCGGTAGTATTACTACTTCGTACTCATCTTTGAGAGCATTGATAACACGTTTGTATCCACAAGGCTTCTTACGATTACGATGCCCTTTGTAAGCTGGCATGATCTCTTTACGAAAGTTAGAACTATCACTAAAGAAAAGCACAACTTCAGGGACATCCCACATGAACTTGTTTTTAATTTTATTTAGTTCACGTTTGACTGATGCGTATGCTTCACTGAATTTGCTGACAACTAGGATTACATCATCACCAAAGTCAACTTCTGACTCTGCACCGGCACAAGCCTTGTAAACGATGTAGTCTGCGTCAACAAATAACTTCATTTACCTTGGCCTCTATATTTCTTTTTACCTTTACGTGGCTTACTATGCAAGCCGTTACCTTGACGGGTTTTCTTTGATGTAAACGGGACTACGGTTTGTACTCCCATCATTGATTTACTTCTCATTAGTGGGTTTCACTCCAGTTGTTTCCGATTTTTGCTTCGGCGTCGATTTTGATTCTGAGGTTGTAGTACTCTCCAGCTGCGAGACTGCTAAATACCAAGGATGTTGATAAGTCAGCTGTTTGTTCAGGGGAACACTCGAATTGCAATTCGTCATGTACAAAGGCTAGTTGTGAACAACATAAATTTAATTCTTTGATGTTTTGTTGATTGATGACCATCCAACGTTTTGCCAGGATGGCGGAGTTACCTTGAAGGCAGTAGTTTAACGCTTTATGCGGGCTATCCACCATAATTTTTCTGCCATCGATAGCTTTGATAAATCCTCTCTCTGAAGCTGTCTTGATAGCCTCCAAGAGTTTATCGAGTCCATCAATCGCATCAATGTAGGCCGCTCTGATTTCCTTACCTTTTTTCTTGGCTTGCGTGGATGAAAGAAGTTTGTCATAACTGTGTCCAATTTTTTCGTCACCTGCACCGTATAGAAACGCATACGTTACGGTTTTAACAAGCTTTCTAGATATTCCTATCTTGTCAGCATTGACTTGGTGTATATCTCCGTTAAGGAGGATGTCTGCGTATCGTCCGCCATCATACTTGGCAAGGAAATGAGATAACATACGTAACTCAATCCCAGACAAATCAGCCGCGACCATAACTTGACCCGGAGTTGGTAAGAAAAGCTCTCTAAATCTTGAGTCACTTGGAACTTGAGCCAAATTTGGGTTTCGGTGGGCACATCTAAAAGTTGAAGTAGCAACAGAACAATGATGATGTATCCTATTAGCACTCGTACATAGCTTCAGCCACGCGTTTGCGCCTTCGGATATCATTCCAAGCATCTTCGTTATCGTCAAAATCCGCAGGAATGCAAGGGCAGTCGGGCTCCCTATCTCCTTCAGTATCGGTTCGTCTATGATAGGCTTCCCAGTAGGTGTCTTCTGGGTGGGATTCCAGCCATGAAATGTTTGCAGGATCCATGCTATATGATCTCGTGATGTAGGATTTAGTTCTTTAAGGCGTGTAAGTGGAGCGTCTTTGACATAGCCTTGGGTCCGATTATCTCGCTTAGGAGTAAATACTGGTCCGGCAACGTAAGGATGCCTGTCACGTAGTAGTTGATAAGTTTCTTCAAGCTCTTGTCTGAGAGTTGATGCAAGTTGCCATGCAGCGCGTTCATCAAAGTACCATCCATGTAGTTCTTGTTTGGTGAGGATTTCAGCTGCTTCATGTTCTAGCGTAATCCATTCAGGTATGGTTGAAAGTGGTTCCAAAGTTTCCTTGTGACAGTAACGTCTTGTATCATGTAGTCTTCCATTTCTGGAGACCATTCTTTCCAATCGGTATCTTTACAGTAATCACCTTTAGCTTCGTCAAGGCGGTAACCCCAAGCAGCTAGTGAATGTGATCCGTAAAGTTTAAGTGGCATACCAGTCCATGTCTTTTGTTTATCAATCTCCATCAAGTTCGGGTGATAAAGACGGCTAAGCAAAAGAGTATCCAAGCAATCACCAATACGTCTAAACCATGGATAAAACTTATTGATGATACTAAGATCATAATTAATAATGTTATGACCGACAATATAATCAGAGTCTTCGAGTAATTGGATACCGCGTACGATAGGTTCCGTTGCTGGCCTTTCTGTTGCTGACGTAAACGATTGATCATTGAATACCATTGTTTCTTTAACTTCGGTATCGTAAATACAAAGACAGTGGATTTTGGTAGCATCATTTAACAGTCCGTCTGTTTCTAAATCAAATAGTAGCATTCAACGTCCTTGCCATTGATAGGTTTTATCAACAAACTTAGCACGTTTCACTGCCTCCTCAGTAGGAGGATTAGGACGCTTTAGATTAGAAGTCTGTTGTTGCGTCAAACGCTGCTGGTTCTGTAGTTTCATTGAATTTACAAGTGGATAGGTTGTAGTTTAATCGACAAGCAATGCCTGTTTCCCCAGAGTAGCGATTCTTGAGAACTCTAACAATTGTATCAGAGTGTTTAGTTTCACTCTGTTGATTTCTTTCGAGTCCAATAACTGCATCGCTAAGTTGAGCGATTGCCGCACTTCCTCTAAGTTGTCCGAGTGTAACACGTGCACCTTCTTCATGGTTTTGATCGGATGATCCTCGTTTTAAATGTGAAACTAAAAATAATACAATGCCAGTGCGTTCAACAAGAGAACGTAAGCGGGTCATGGTTTGATCTATCATGCG